TAACGGCGAGACCCTGGGTACCACTTCCGTTATAAGCAGCATGAGCGGCTACAGCTCCAGACATATTGTATTTATTTAAATATATAAAAGAAAATAATTTTAAATTTAATACGTAATAAAATTAAAAACATGTATTTTTTTTATTTAACTGAAACTGGTTGAGCCTGATACAATAGACTGTACCCGAGTTCCACAAACCGTGACTGAAATGTATGCATTCTGAGAAACCTTATCACTATTCAAAGCATTTTCTATAGGGTGATTATCCGTTGGATCATCTTTTAAGAATATGTCTTTTTTGATTTTGAGACACAATTTCTTATTATGCATCTTTGAAAAGTCAACACCAGATGTATCAAATGCCTTTTCAGCTATTTTAAGGATGTAAAAATCATTTGAATTAACTTGTTTAAGACCAAAATTTTCATTATTGTCCATGAGTAACATACTTGATTTAATAAAACCCGTTCTATCGCTACCTAGAATCAATTCCGCGGAGTCTATAAAGTCTGAAAAGTATCCGAATGTATCGTAAATTATACTTGGTGTCGTATGATTTTTAATTTCTGTGATGTCACTAAATCCATTACTAACGTACGTGGGTAAATCGTGGCTATATCCTAAATCTGAAGAAGTCCCCGAAGATTTACTTATAATTCTGTTGTTAACATGAGGAAGTCTTAGAGAAAATAATATGTGACTTACATTTATATCAATGTCATCTAGGTTCACAACCGCTTCAAAAAGATCTCCGGATACATTTGCTACATCCGTTATTTTATTAATGGCTTGTTGAGCAAAATGAGATGTGTGTACTAAATGTGTAATCAAATTTCCAGTTATGTAATTTTTTTCAGTTTCAGTTATGGAGTGATTTACAGGTTTAATAAAAGACTTAAAATAAGAAGAATCTAGATAATTTGCCGAATTTGTACCACCTGATAAAATTTGAACAGATCTTTGTGCGAGTGAAGGATTCAAGTCGTTGTAATGAACTTTAAGTGTAAGATTGTTAGTTAGCGCGCCTTGACGTATCAATGCGTTATTCATATCTAAACTTCTTCCAATAAACGGAATAGAACATGACGCTTGAATATAAACTATATCACCTTCCTTACATTTTCTATGATAAATGTTATCAAGTTTATCTTCTAAGTGAAAATTGGACCCGGAAATATTACTTCCTTTACCAAGTTCTGTTAAATTTCTAATGTATATGTCGTCAGATGTTAAAGTCTGAATAGTAAAATGCCCGAAATAAATTTCAACTTTGTGTATCAATGTAAGAATTATGTCATTTGAAACAAATACATCAAAGCTTCCTGTTTGACCACTCGGTGCCCTGAATCTAAATTCTACACAAAACGAAAGCTCTGACAAAGCGCTTGATTCAGTATTGATACTGAATGTGTCATAACTAGAATTACTAGGAAAAGTTCTTAAACTACCCGGTATAACCGTTTCACCTGTACCCGAGATGTACATTTTTTTACAATTGGTGAGTAAACTAGAACTTATGTTTTCACGAGATGTGTATTCATTTGCTCTACAGACAGACTGTGACCCCGTTGAATCAAAAGTTTTAATAGATACATTATCTATTCCCATGAAATGTTTAATATATCTATTGTATTTTTTTTTAAAGATTTAAACAAAATTATAAGAAAGACATCGAGCCGCCAACTACAGATTGTACCTGGGTACCACACGCTGTAACGGTGACAATTGCATTTTGACTGAAATTCGAATCAGACAATGGATTAGGTGTGACCCCTGATGTATTGTAAAATATATCGTTATTAAGTTTAATGAGTAATTTCTTATTATTACACTTTGAGAATGCAACACCAGCCGTGTCAAAGGCCTTCTCTGCTAAAGTTATGATATAATGCGCGGAGTTGTCGCTATTAACTAAATTGAAATTCTCACATGCGTCAATTTTAGCAGACACGCCACTTATAAATCCAGTTCTGTCACTACCCACTACAAGCTCCATAGAATCTATAGCATCTGGCATATAACCAAAAAGAGCCTCAGGAGCGCCTTCCGCGGCGGCCTTATGAAATGTCTGTGAGTTAATAACAGAAAAAGGAGTAGGAAGTTCATTGTTGAGCGTTTTTGACAAATCGACTGCGCTTGGTGCGTTCGTAACACCACTATGTAAAGAAAGTCTTCTATCTTTTACGTGTGGTAATTTTACGCCGACTAGTAAATGACTAACGTTAAAAGAAATATTTTCTAAATCTACTTCAATATCAGTAACGTCGGCAGTATGAGAAGAAATACCGGTATTCTTATCTATTTCTTTGGTAATACTCGATGAAGTATTTACTACCCCATGAACTATATTCTTGGAAATGAAACTTTTCTCAGTTTCTGTTATTATATGCGTTCTCACTTTAATGTGACTTTTGAAATATGATGTATCTAAGAAATTAGATGTCTCACCTGCAAAAACTCCCTCCGCGATCTGTATGCCGTCGCCGCCCGAAAGAATTTGGAAGTGTGAATTTCCTAGAGTATCATTACTTTTGTAAATTTCATTATAATGAACCTTTATAGTTACGGCATTGGTCAAGGCTCCGGCTTGTAGCAAAGAACGCGATACATCATTGCTTCTACCTATAAAGGGTATAGAACAGGCGGCTTGAATCTTTAAAGTGTCGCTGCTGCCGGCGCCATGGTATTTCCATACGTTTTCGTAACCTTTTGGTTCTTGGTGGCTGAGCTCAAGATCACGGCGCGGGGTTGCAATAGGGGCGCTGAATGAAAATGGTTTACCAAGTTCTGTTAAATTTCTAATATAAATGTCATCACTTGTTAAAGTCTGTACAGTTAAACTACCTAATTTAATTTCAACTTTATCGATTAATGCAAGCACGATATCTTTTGCTACGTTAGCATTCCACGCGCCTGAACCAGTACGCCTTTTAAGTTTGAATTCTACATTAAAAGTTATATCAGAAATAGCGTCAGTATCAGAATTAACATAGAATGTGTCTGTAGCGTTAAATCCGGGGAATTGTCTTAAACTACCCGGGATAACAGTTTCACCTGTTCCAGACATGTACTTTTTTTGGCATTTAGAAATGAAAGAAGACTTTACTTCTTCATCTCCTTTGTATTCATTTGTTCTACACAAAGATTGTGAACCAGTTGAATCAAAAGTTTTAACGGCTACGTTACTAATACCCATTATTTATTATAATAATAATTATTTTTTTTTTTAATTTAAATCGTAAATTCGTTTTCATTTAGATTTTAAAATAAATACAAAAATGTAAATAACAATGTCAAATTTTGAATGTTCTGTTAAAGATTTAATGTCGAATACGGAGGCCAATAATATACCAGATGTTGTACCCGATAATGTAAATCTAGAGTTTAATAAATCGGAAGAAAATGTATCACATCCTATTGAGAAACCATCAGATGTAAATTTATCAGTATATCAAAGATTATACACTGATAAAAATATTAAAACTGTATCATTTATAACCCTTATTTATCTAGCATTAAATTCTACGCAGATGAACACATTTATATCTAACAATGCGCCATTTTTACTAATAGAAGGATCGCCAGGCTTTTTAGGCAAAGCTGTAATTGGACTTATATTAGGAATTATAATTGTAGTATTTACTTCTTTTTTCTCGTTTTAGGCCCAGTGAGTTCTTTTTTATCTGACAATTTGTCGCTTATTTTATCCATCATTAAAGATATTAGACTTACATTTTTTTCTGAAATATTATCATTTTGTTTTACCCCCCATTTTAGAGAAGACATTAAATCATGAGACAATGGAATTCGCTTACTTTCGAATTTTTTACAATTGATTACATTTCCATTATCGTCGGGTTCTCCGTCATTCTCGGACATACACATCTGACAAATTCCAGCAGGTGTTAACTTAAAATAAATGTGATTATTTGTATGATACCCACATTTATTCTGACAATATTTAGATTTCGTGTTAATAAGATATAATGTATCATACACATTTGATTTCAAAATTCCACGAATGTCGTCTACGCGATATCCATTTACATGATTCTTAAAAAATCGTAGAATACTAGTCTTCTGAGAATTTTCATTTGACAACAAGGTAAAATTTCCGGAATTATTTGATTCGAAGTCTTCTTCAGTTTCTTCATATTCCGGAAGATTGTAAAATGACGTAATCTCGAGTATATCAGTTCTGATACTGGTATCTTGGATTACTTTCAATAAATTACTTTTATATATATTATCATGCGTTTCTGAAAGTTTATTACCCAGGTAGGTACAATAATAATTATAAACACGATTTTCATAGGTGTATTTTCCATCCGAATATGTACATTTATCTGAACCTACCAGTCTAAGACCATTTTTATCATATACGCATTTGTCTATTATTTTATCCCAGGGATCAAAAAAAGTTTCTGGTTTACCGTAAATAGTATTCAGAGAAATTAGTATATTTTCTCTTATTCTAAGCGCTACATTTTTATCTACATTAATGTCCGGCCAATTAAAGTGGTATCCTTGTTTTATAAATACATCATCACCTTTTTTGATTTCTTTTGGATTGTCAGCCTTAGTTATAATACACTTTAAATCAGGAATATTGTATATATTACACAATACATTCTGTGCGGACACGGCGTAAGTATTTATGTCTATAACATTTGAAGAAAGAATATCAAAATCTATAAAAAATCTGAATACATTTGTCTTTTTTTCGACTATACAATTCTTAAATTTAATGTACTTAGTATATAACTCTTGGAATAAAATGTAATCAGATGTAAGATCAAGTTTTCCACCGTCAAGCATATAATGCGTCACATTTCTTTTAGTCGTGTCCTTAACAATTTTACCCGTAGAAAATAACCAGAGTCTTAGTGGATTCTTGTCCATTGTAATTTACTATACATCTTATTTTTATATTTATTTATTAAGGTTTAAACTTAATTGTAATATCACAATTATTAGTATATATTCCTTTTACAGCACTCGGAGACAATACACAACGCTTTCCCCTTTTCTTAGCAGTTACGGTTGCCATCATATCTCTGTCTATTAGTTCAACATTAGACAACGCATAATCCATTATTTTATTTTCTATAAACCATCTAAAAAAATTTAATTGTCCGACTGTCGTGATTATGTCTTTTTGGGCTATGTCTTCTTCAGATGTATAAGTCCTCCATTTAAGTGTATTAATGTCTATAACAAGTCTTTTTTGCCTACAAAATGGGTCAAAAAATTTCTTTGAATATGCTTTCAATTGGTTTTTATAGTCGATATATACATTAAAATAGATAGTTTCATAATTGTATTTCAATGGATAAGTAATGTTGTACTTCTTTGAATAATTAGTTACTAACCAATCTAAGAGTCTTAAAGAAAGAGGTGTTTTTTGATTAATTATATCACTGAATAATTCTATTCTGTTCTTGTAAAAAGCTATTAAAAAGTTAATTAGGGTTATCTCTTTACCGTTGAAAGACATTACACTATATTGTAAATCTAATGTTATGTATCTTTAAATTTATTTAAAGACAATAGACATTACACAATTAACTATGGCAAAGGAGATAATTAACGAAAACTTTAAAAAACAGATTATTTTTCTTTTGAATAATAATTGGACTGGAAAACACGACATGTACTTCCCCCTTCAAAATGCTATAAACATCGAAAGGAAACACATATATAAGCTTTTTAATTACAGATATATATTCTATACTAAAGACACTGTAAACACAAAAAGAGCTGTACTTTTTCTATTTAAAAATGCTACCGGAGAAAATACTTCGGTGGTAGTCTTCAAAGATCTGAGTGTGTACCAGATTCAACTAGACACATTAGACGAATACTTCGATGGTAGTATTTTTGAGATTTCCTACGCTGATAAAAATATGACCGTTTACGATGCTTTTATGATTTCAGGTAATAAGATAAATTACCAACCCTTCGAAGAACGTATTTCAGATGTAGAAATCATGGTATCTAATACAACTGTAAAAGACTTTACAATTAAAAAGCTGTTTTATTCTGAAGACATTCAATGTTTTAAAAATTTGTCCGATAATGAAGAAATTTTTATGCTACCGGCATGTCTTCCGATCTTAACGGGTATTAATTTTTCATTTTTCAAATGGAAACCCGTAGAAAAGATTACATTCTGTCTACAAGTTGAAGAAAATGAAGACGATTTAATACTGTTGTCTTCTAATTTCAAGAAACTTATTAAATTTGCTAAGATACACAATAATTCTTCTGTTGGAACCGAATACATTAAGTGTATTAAAAACCTTGAGAATTACACGAGTAAATGTATAATAGAAATTAATATTGAATTTCCCGAAGGAAAGATAATAATCGCAAGAGTAAACACGGACAAAATTTACCCAACTAGTGTTAGACTAATTGAAAAAGTTTTGTTCAATAAACATGAAAATATTAAATTTGACGAGATATGTAAGTAAATAATATAATAATCTAAACAAAATAATACCTTGACACATCCATTTATGTACCGATGTATTACTTTATAATTAGTTTTTTAAATATAATAAGACCCTAATGTCTAACGACGGCAGCGACCCTTGCGAAGACGCATACCCTTCTTGAGGCAGCGACGGCGCTTGCGGGCGTACGCGCGGGCACGCTTAGCGGCCTTGGTCATCTTAAGACGCGATCCCTTCTTGACGCCGCGGCGACCGAAACGGGTACCCATGCGAGTCGAGGACTTCTTGCGGAGAAGCTTGGGCGAAATGTAGACACGGTAGGTCTTACCGTTCTTGGTGCGCTTGTAGTAAAGGCCGCCGTTGCAACCCTTGT